CACTCCTCTTTATTGAATAGTTTACGGCACTTCTTTACTTCCTTCAGTTCATCTTTGATACGCTGATACGCTTCTTCGGGTGATAACTTCCGTGCCATCTCCATCGCAATAAGTACATCAACCCGAGTTCCAAAGTGCTTGAGGGCTTCTTCAAAACAATTTAGTTCTTCGTACATCAGTCAATCCTCAGAGACGGTTGTATGCAGTTGCACTCGTCAAGGTGCTGGGAGCACCCGCAATCGCCCTCAGGGCACCACTCAAGTGCCTCTGAGATGATGGGGAACTGACAGATGAAATGCTTCTTACACATCTCTGCAACGTCCATATGCTCCTGCTGGGTGCCATGACCAGTGCGAAGGTCAATGTAGTGCATCCAGGAGCGTACAGAACCCGTCATGTAGATTCTGGTAGGCACTGCCATGGGCAGAATCATGCGAGCACATTCCTTTGCCACGCCAGCATCCAGCATCTCCTTGTAGACATCCATCGTCTGCTTGAAGTGATACTGCATCCAGATTTCAAACTTCTGTTTGATGAAAGGGTCAAGGTCATCGATACTCTTCTGACGATTAGTAGTATCCTGACGACGAAGTTCGGGCAGAGGAATCTCATCACCAAGCAGAGACGAATCTGCATAGCGTTGGGAAAACTCTTGGAAGGTGAACGAACGGTGACGTAGAATCTGAGCTGCGATTGCCCTGGTAGTATTAATCTCCAGGGTCATATGTGCTTGCTCAAAGATGCTCCAGTGCTGGTGCTTAATACAATACTTAAGCAGTCCAGAAATCTTTTCATTCTCCTGATTAGCGGGATTACTCACACGAGCAACATACCCGATAGTTTTCTCTGCATCAGGAGTAACAGAGACAAGACATACTTTAGTCATTCTTATCAAATAAAATTCGTGAAATTAGATACAGTCCAAATGCTTTGAAGTAACCGATGGCAGCAAGACCAAAGATACCTGGCATTAACCAGTTCCATAATAGCATAAGAATAGCAGGTTTAGCAAAGAAAGCAACCAATGTAGCAACCGCTTTTACTGCTGCTTCTTGCTTTTCTTTCTCCTCAATTGCTTGCTGTTCTTCTTCATCTTGCTGCTCGAAAGCACGCTTATCAAAGTAAACCGTCATTTGGTTTTCTTTTTCTTTTGATCCGCTGGATTTTGCCATAGTTTAGGATTCACTCTACCTTCTGTTTGTGTCATACTAATTAGGTCATGTCTATACAAGTCCCAATAATGGTCGAAGATATCTACTCTTTTGTTTGCAGAGCATATATCAAACTTAGTCACACCATCTTGCAGGTATTCAACCATGTATGCAGTGTAAGGAAGTGACCTATCTTCAGAAAGAGATGGGTCACAATCCTTATGAATCATTTTAATACCTTTTCCCATTTAATGCACCGTCATATACTTCACCTAACATTAGGAACGACCTCCCCATTCAATGCTGGGGAATGCTTCAGATACAACTGCTTTAGTAATGCGCTTATACTTGTCATTCATGCGTCCATCCTTGGCAAGAACCAGAAGTTCTGCTTCCTCAGCAGATAACCCCTCTAGAAGCTGCACAAACATAGATTCTCGTTTTAGAGCAGGTAAATTCATACCACCTTTGAAGAAGCGATACAAACCACGATACTCTTGCTCAAGACGAGAGTGGTCTGTACCTACAGGTGCATCGTTGGGAGTGTAAGGAACATCACCTTCTGGAAGCAGAGAAATAACACTGTCATCGAAGTTGATAATCAACAGTTGACGAAGTGCAGTGCTGTTGTGCTTGCGAAGCAAGTCAATTTTTTCTTGTTTTGTTTTTGCATTAGAGACCTTTCGTAAGACCTCACTAATAAGCAACCTAGAGTTGCTATTTTCAATCGATCGTGTAGCCATAATTAACTCCTTTAATCATTCTTCATCATCTTCATCTTCAAACTCAGTCCAATACTGTGTGTCTGGTCTGATGTAGATAAGTTCGTCATGTAACATGTTACCATCTTCATCAAACATTTCTGGATGTGTGACTGACTTGGCATAAGCAGCGTTTTCGATAAAGTCTTCAACGTAACCTTTTGCCAACCATGAAACGGTGATGCCGAGAATGAATGCGCCGATGGTAACTAAAACTGATAGTGCGATTAACATGGTTTCCCCCTTTTAACAGTTTACAATGATATGGAAACCAACCCTCCTTATGTTTTGAACTCAAGATTATTTAGATGAGTTTTTGTTCCCGTAGATACTTGACAGTATCTGTACAACCGCCAAGTTTTTTAGAGTCTAACAGAACTTGAGGGAATGTGCTGCCTGTACCAAACTTAGCATAAAACTGTTCACGAGTAAAGTCTCTGTTAAGTTGTTTTTCAGTAAAGGAGTATCCTTTTCCTTGTAATACTTGTTTAATTTGTGTGCAATAAGGGCAACCAGTTCTTGTATATACTTGAAAATTCATAATACCTCTAGAATAAAAAAGGGACTCCGAAGAGTCCCAATTGGGTGTTCCGACTTGTAGAGAGACCGCACGAAAGGTCTCGTTCTATTTATCAGAAGGCGAACTTCAGACCAGCTTTGGTGCCGTAGCTACGGTCAACACCAGCAACGCCCGAACCAACGAAGCTGACTTCGCCGTAAGCAGACAGTTGGTCAGTCAGACCAGCAGAGATACCTGCCTTGCCCGAAGGAACGGTGTCAGAAGCGCCACCGTCAGGAGCGACGATGGTAGCACCGCCTTGGACATACCAAGCAGCGGATTCGCCCAGAGCACCTTCGTAACCAACATGGGTATCGATATTAGTGCCAGAGTAGTTAGAACCAGTGAAACCAGAGTTAGCCTCGACGTTCACATAGGGACCTGCAAAAGCAGCGGTCGCCATGAAAGGTGCAGCAGCGGCAGCTGCGAGAACAGATTTGATCATTTTTGTTTCCTCGTAATTTTACTTGCGGAATGGTTACCCGCAGATGAAAGCAGACTCGACTTGTCTGCGTTGGATTAATTATAGCACTCTTAAGGAATGCTGTCAACAGATTGGCGCGAGTAGTTGAGGCACCATCCTCTGTTGTAAATCTTTACAAAGTTTATTTATACAGTTAAGAATCTTCCGAATTTAGATTTTGTTGATATTCCATTAATTTTTTTCTGGACTCTACCAACATTTGTGCTGTCTTTGCTCTCTGCTCATAGTATGCATCTGGGTCGTATTGAATATCAATAATGTCCTCAGGGTTTACTACAGCATCGAATTCTGCATCAGAGTCTCCAAGTATTTCTCGTAACTCTTTCGGTAAATTCTCGTTTTTAATCTTTGGAAGTTCCATTATTGAGTATAAGATTCGTATCCAGTTGCCATTCTAGTGTGCCAAATAAGATTACCGTTAGCAGGAGTTGAAAGTGACAACGAAGTAAGTATAACATCATTCGATGCATTACGCAACACCCATGCAACCCCAGCTGGATTACTCGACCAATTATTTACACCTGTACCACTATCAGCATTTGTTACAGATACAGATAAAGTGTAATTTCCAGTGCTAGTTACAGAAATATTGTACGTTGTACTCGAAGTAAAAGATGTAGTTGTACCCAAACTTGTTCCACTCCAAGTAAATGTAGAACTATTATCTGCTTGAGTCTCTAAAGTATATGTTCCTGTACTGGTTATATCAATGTTCCAAGTAGCATTCTGCGCGACTCCAACAAGAGGGTCGGTATTGGATGGAAAAACTGCATAATCATTCATAAAATCCGACCATGCTGGATGAGGACCAGACTGAACCCAAGATATAGAATTTCCAGAACCGCAAGGACCTCCCTGACAAATTTTTACAAACCATCCACCTGGGTTTCTATCCCAATTAAATGCTTCTCCATATGGTATACCATCACCATCAACAAATCCAGCAGCAGAGTTTTCACATTTTACTGTGAGTGATAATATTCCTGATGTTAGATTAGTAGTAGTTGTATAAGGAGTAGTTAAACTTCCACCAGAAAAAATTCCCCCATCTCCAGTTAATAATGCATTTGTATCATCGTTCAAAAAAATAGAAGCATTATCATCAGATGCAAGTTCAAATCCATACTCACCAGGGGTAGTAATGTTTATTTGATATGTGACAACTTGTTCTTCTAATGGAAGAGTACATGTCTCTGGATTTGTCCAAACTGCATATGCATTACCGTCTTCACTCCAATAATTATCACTAGTAACGTTATATGTTACTGGTGTTGACCGCTCTCTTTGATAATATGTAACTGGAGTTCCAGCAGAATTATATCTAATTACAGGTCTAATGTTTATATCAGTATCAAAAGGCGAACAAGATTCGGGCGTTATAGTAGGAACCGCAAAATTATCTTTAATACCAAAATCTTTTAAGAGTGAATCAAATGGATACCCAGGAACAAAGTCATCGGTATCAATAAGACAATTAAAAAGATTGCCATCATCATCAACCTCACACCTAAGTCTTGGGATGCTCCAATCTAATCCAAAAGTATCTTTATATGCTGAATACAAATCAGCATCAGGAAGAGGGGTAACATATTCATATTTTACACCTTCGCCACCACCAGGAGCTGCAGGACGACTTCTATTTGCAATCTCCTCATCACTCACAAGAGCATCGCAAACAGGACCAAAATATCCTTCTGGGTAATAATATGAAGGCATTAAAAAAGAGGGTTGTTACACCCTCTATTTATTTTAAAGTGCGTTACCTCTCGGTAGAACTTCCTCAGGGAACACGAAGTTCTCATGAGGTTGGTCAACTGGTGCTAACCATGCTCGAAGTCCTTCATTCAGAAGAATGTTCTTTGTATAGAACGTCTCGAATTCTGGGTCTTCTGCCGCACGAACCTCTTGAGATACGAAGTCGTAAGCACGAAGGTTAAGTGCAAGTCCAATAATACCAATAGAACTAGTCCAGAGACCCATGACGGGTACAAAAAGCATGAAGAAATGAAGCCAACGCTTATTGCTAAATGCGATACCAAAAATTTGGGACCAAAAGCGGTTCGCAGTAACCATCGAGTAAGTCTCTTCTTCTTGCGTTGAATCAAACGCTTTGAAAGTGTTTGCTTGTTCACCATCTTCATACAGAGTATTCTCTACTGTAACACCATGGATGGCAGAAAGCAATGCACCACCAAGGATACCTGCTACGCCCATCATGTGAAAAGGATTCAGCGTCCAGTTATGGAACCCTTGGAGGAAGAGCAGGAATCGGAAGATTGCTGCGACCCCGAACGACGGTGCGAAGAACCAGGACGATTGTC